CCGTATCGCCAGGGCGCGGTGTTTGTGATGAATGCGGCAACTCTGGCGCGGATTCGCAAGTTCAAGACGAGTGATGGCGCGTTCCTGTGGGCACCATCGCTGGCGGCGGGGCAACCCGCGACCCTGCTCGGCTATCCCGTGATTGAGGCCGAAGACATGCCCGATATCGCCGCCAACAGCCTGTCGATCGCCTTTGGCAATATGCGTGCCGGGTATCTGATTGCTGAACGCACCGAGACGGCGATCCTGCGCGATCCCTATTCAAACAAGCCGTTTGTCAATTTCTACGCGACCAAGCGGATTGGCGGCTGTGTGACCAATTCTGAGGCGATCAAGCTGATGCGGTTTGCGGTGAGCTGAGTCAGAACTTGTCCCCTCCCCTCGGGGGGGAGGAGAGAGGGGTGGGGGAGGTCTCACCGAGTGTCCCGCTCGTGGACAGGCCCCACCCCGACCCCTCCCCTGAAGGAGAGGGGGTTCAGTGGGGGGAAAGACGCCGGGGAGTGCGCAACAATGACAATCGGAAAAGACGGGCCGGGCGTTGTAACGCTTGGCCTGGCAGATCGCGGGCGGGCAATTGCCGCGATCAAGGCCGCGCTCAGGATCGAGACGGTGGTTGAGGACGTGCTGATCACCGGCCTTGCCGAAAGCGCGATGGGGCTGGCGGAACAGTTTTTGGGCCAGATGCTGATCGTGCGACCGGTCGAGGAAATCCTGCCAAGCTCGGCGCAGTGGCAACGTTTGGCAGCGGCACCGGTGCGGGCGATTACGGCGGTGGCGGGGGTGCGCGCAGATGCAAGCGAGTTCAGCCTGGCCGTGACCGACTATGCGATCGACATTGATGCGCGCGGCGATGGCTGGGTGCGGATGGTCGATGCGGGCGATGCACGGCGGGTGCGCGCGATTTGCACAGCGGGCCTTGTCAATGATTGGGACTCGCTGCCGGGGCCTTTGCGACAGGGGGTCGTGATGCTCGGCGCCTATCTGTTTAGCGAGCGTGATACAGCGCGGCCGCCGCCCTCTGCAATCACGGCATTGTGGCGGCCGTTTCGCGCGGCAACATTGGCGCGGGCGGTTTACGCATGAGCGCGCTGGACGACCATGTCCGCGCGCCCGTCGAGGCCGCCCGGCAGCGCGTGATTGCCGACGGGGTTGCGCGGATCAGTGCAGAATTTCCCGAGCTTGCGGTTCGCAGCGATGAGCGCGGTATCGTGATCAGCGGGCGCGGGTTGTGGCGACGTTTGTTCAAGGACGCGCGGCTGCGCGCGATCCGGGCGCTTTGGCAATGAGTGCGATCGCGCTCTTTCATATAGCGATGCGTGACGCGTTGAGGAACGCCCCCGATTTTGGTGGCGTGATCAACGGCGTGTTTGAAGGGCCTGCCGTCAAGGCGAGCGAGCCCTTTGCCGAAATTGGCGAGCTGCTCGTGGCGGATTGGGGCACCAAGGACTCAGCGGGCGTCGAGCTGCGCAGCGCGATCATCATCCGTGATCGTGCCGAAGGACCAGGCCGGGTGCATGCGCTGGCAGCGGCGGCAGATGCAGCGATGGTGGCGATGCCGCGCGCGCTCGAAAGCAGTGGCGAGGGCTGGCAGATCGTCACGCTCGTTCTGCTGCGCACGCGCATCATCCGCACAGCCCCCGGGCTGTGGGCCGCGATGATCGAACACCGCGCGCGGCTCATTCAAGAATAACAACCAGGAGAAAGATCATGCCAGCGGAGAAGGGCAGCGCGTTTCTGCTCAAAGTGGGCAATGGCGCGACGCCGCCCGTGTTTGCAACAATCGCTGGACTGCGCACGACGCAGCTCAGCGTCAATGGCGAGGCGGTGGCGATTACGTCAAAGGATTCGGGCGGATGGCGCGAATTGCTGTCGGGCGCGGGGGTGCGATCAGTCAGCGTATCGGGGGCGGGGATTTTTACAGGTTCAGCAGCGGAGAACCGGATCAAGGCCAATGCGCTTTCAGGGGTGATCGATGATTACCGGCTGAGTTTTGAAAGCGGCGAGACGATGACAGGCAAGTTCCTCCTCACAAGGCTTGACTATGCCGGTGATTATAATGGCGAGCGTAGTTATACGCTCAGCCTTGAAAGCTCTGGCGCGGTGGTGAGCGCGTGAGCAGCGCCAACCAGGTTCGCGGCGAGGCGGCGATCCGGATTGCCGGCGAAATGCTGGTGCTGCGGCCAAGCTTTGCTGCACTCGTTGCAGCAGAAGCAGAGACCGGGCCGTTGTTCGCGCTGGTCGAGCGCGCAGCCGATGGGCGGCTGACGCTGGCGGAACTCGTCGCGTTGTTCTGGCATTGTCTGGACGCACCGCCCGAGGGGTTAACCCGCGACCAATTTGGTGAGGAAGTGGCATGCGCGGGGCTTGCCCTGGCGACGCCCGTGCTGCGCGTGTTGCTGGGGCAGATTTTGTCGGGACGATGAGTAAAGGCTTTTTTGCCGACGCACCCGGCTTTGCCGACGCGCCGAGCTTTGCCCATAATGCCGCGCGGCTCGCCGGGATGGCGGGAGTGGTGCTTGGCTGGCGACCCGATGACTTTTGGCGTGCGACCCCGGCGGAACTCGCAAGCGTGATCGCCGCCCTCCACGGCGAAGCGAGCCTGGCGCCGCCCGCCCGTGCGGAAATTGACCGGCTGATGGAGATATTCCCCGATGGATGACGAAATTGAATCGCTGGTCGTGCGCGTGCGTGCCGACACCAGCGGGCTGGCGCGCGATGTTGCGACGATGCGCAGCAGCCTGGAGGGGCCACTCGCCCAAGGCGCGGAACTTGCCGGGCGCGGTATCGAAAGCGCGTTGTTGCGCGCGACGCGGACGGGCAAATTTGGCTTTGAAGATCTGAAAAAGGTCGCGCTTTCTGTGCTTGCCGACATTGCGGCCTCCGCGATCCGGGGCGGGCTGGGCGCGCTGTTCGGCGGCGGCGGCGGCGGTGGTGGTGGTGGTTTGGGCGGCTTGCTCGGCTCGATCCTTGGCGGGTTGACCGGCGCGCCGGGACGGGCAACGGGCGGGCCGGTGTCGCCGGGGCGCGCCTATCGTGTCGGGGAACGCGGCCCCGAATGGTTCGTGCCGACGACCAGCGGGCAAGTCGCGCTGCCGGGGGCAGGCGGCGGTGGGCGCGATGTCCGCGTCACGATTGCCATCCAGTCGAACGGCAATGACTCTGCCGAGGCGCTGGCGCAATCAAGCCGCCAGGTCGCCCGCGCGGTGCGTGCCGCAATCGAAAGGGCTGAGTAATGGGCCATTGGCTCGCGCGCGAACGCTCAGGTCAGGAAGAGGGCAATCTCTCGCGCTTTGATCCGCGCTATTGGAGCGTCAATTTCCCGCGCCCGATGATGGCGAGCGTGGTGACGACTGCGCCTGATGCGCTGCGTGTCGATGCGGTGTTTTACCGCGCCGATGATCTCGCCGGGCTGATCTGGGCGGCGGAGGATGTGATTGATCACCCGTTGCTGCGTTATGAAACCGCAAAAGACTTTCGCGATTGTCGGCTGGCGTTTCGCTGGCGATCAGCGGGGGTGCGCGCGCTTGATCTGATCAACGGCCCGACCCTGACGATCGAGGGCCGCGATGCAGCAGGGGTCGCGCGGACCTGGTATGTAAGGCTATGGAATTATGCGGTGGGAACGCCGACCGATGCGACCGTGGCGATTGACTTTGCCGATCTGGATGGCGGTTTTTTGTTGCCGGCAGAGGCGGTGCCAGTCTGGGCAGGCGATGTTGACCGGATGTTCATTTCGCTCGTGCCGGTTGATTATTTGGGTAGCGCCACGCCGCTTGCCGCCCCCGCTCAAGCCTGGGTTGAGCTCAGCGACATGAGTTGCACGGGGCCGGGCGCGATCTTGTCCGTCGGTGATGTCGTGTTGCCTGTGCATGGGCTGGAGATCGCGAGCGGTTATGATGACAGCTATCACATGACGCCTGCGCGGTTGCTCCACCAGATGCTGCGGCTGGGGTATCGCGGCGCGATCAACCATTATGTCGGGATGAGCCATTATTTCCGGCTCGAAGCCCATTCGGGCGGATTTTATGTCAGCCTGGCTGGCGGTGCGCTGAACAATGCATGTGCGGCGTGGCACCGTGATTTCGCAGACCGGGCGCGGGCGCTTGGCTATGATGTGATCTGGTCGCTGAGTTATGAATTGTTTGACGAACATTGCTGGGGTGACTGGAAACAGCGCGCGAGTGACGGGTCGCCCGCGCTGACCGGCTGGGTCCCGCCCTCAACCTTGCTCTCCCCGGCACATGCGGGCGCGATGGGGTATCTGCAGGCCGTCGCGCAGGCGTTTATGGGGATTGCGGTCGCGGCCGTCCTCGCGCCCAAATTCCAGGTGGGGGAGCCGTGGTGGTGGGTGATGGCCGATGGTCGGCCGTGCATCTATGATGACGCCGCGCGTGCCGCTTTTGGGGGTTCGCCGCCAATCATTGCAAGCGTCAATGGCCCACAATCAGCCGGTGCCATTGCGCTGCTTGATGCAGCAGGGACATTGCTCGCCGCCTCGACCGCTGCATTGGCGATAGCGGCGCGGGGTGTGGCGAGCGGCTGCGAGACGCATGTGCTGATCT